ACTTAATCTGAAGCCTGGCGTCCTCCATCATCTTTGCGGTCTGGGAATCAACATCCGCCAAAGCGCCCTTGAACTTATCACGATAGGCCGACAATGCTGCCGGTATTTTCGGATCTTGCTCCTTATACAAACCCTGGACGGCTTTCATCCTGGCTGCGTCCTCGGGATTGAGCGCAAGACCATACTCCTTATAGTAGACAGGAACGCGCTTGGAAGCCTCTTTGGACGTGGTGTCGTAATCGCCACGCATCGTATCCATCTTTAGGGGGTCGGCATATACCGAGTCCCCCTCAAATGATACGATCCCCTTGGGCTCTTGGCCATACCTTGCCATATCAAGCTGCGGCTACAAGGCCGGGTTGCGTTGTGGGTTGTCCTGGGGTTGGCGGTGGCTGCTGCGGTTGCTGCTGCGCTACCTGCTGCTGCGGTTGCTGCTGCGCCCCTTGTGCCGCAGGTGGCAACTGTGGCCCGAGATACCAACTGGGCTTAAGAATCTCCTTTCTGCGTCGGTTGGCCTCAACTGGGCCAATAGTTTCCGTGGAACCGGCGATGAAGCTGGCCGCTCCCGCAACCCCCATGGTCTGCTCACGTTTCGCCCTCTCCCTCTCCTCCCTCTCGGCCCTGTCTCGGAAAACACTCTCGCCAAATTCCTTCGCGAACTTCTCCTTACTGAATGCGAGTTCGGCCTTGGCTCGTTCATCCTCCGACTTGATCCTCTCCCTGGCCACATCGGCCTGGAGTTGAGCGGCTTCGAGCTGTGCGGCGTTCCCCTCTCCGGACATTTTTTCCTTACTGGCCAACTCAGCGTAAAATCTTTCCTTGGACTCAGCAAGCTGTTTATCGAGGTTGGATTGGTCAGCTTCCCCTTTCATGAAGGCACTACCGAGGCTTGCCGCTGCGGTTGCGTACTGTGGGAGAGATGATGCGGTGAAAAGACTTCCGCCTTCCGCCGCACCGAGTGAGGCTCCCACATTGGTGCCCATGACGGTCGTCCCACCCCCGACAGTATTCGGTACTGCTACCGTGCTGCCTATGGTTCCAGCGGCCCCAGCCTCGGCCCCAGCTCCAGCTCCAGCTCCAGCACCCCAAGAAGCACCGAAATATCCACCAAGGGCGTATCCACCCCCAACAAGAACGGCACCCCCAACAGCACCCCACAACATACCCTTGAGGATATTCCCCCCAGTGAATGCGGCATAGAGTCCGCCAACTGCGGCACCAACAATCGCCCCACCGATAGCTGCGAGCGCCACGGCGCTGGTAACCCCGACACCAACGGCAGTGCATACAGCCGCACCAATTGCTACAAACCAGGGCATATTATCACCTCTGCATCATGATGGGGATTCCAATCCGGTCATTGTTGACTCGACCGTAGATCTCCCCGTATTTCTCGTTGTAGTCTTCGATGGTGCATTGATAGATCACCTCGTCAACCATCTCCCCCCCAAACATCAAGGTCTTCCTTGTTCTGCCTATCCGCTTCATCCCAACAGTCGATGCGAGCATGCGAGCGGGCTTATTGCTGGCCCTGATGTACCCCATGATAGCGCGACACGGGGTGTTCTCAAATACGTATTTCGCGGCCAGGATGAGATGCTCCTTGGCTTCCCTCCCACGATAACCACTCCTTACACAGAAGTGGGCCACATAGCAGGAGGTGGTGTGCGATGGGATGAAAATGAAAGCCTCGTGCCGTGGATCGATCCCCATCACGTAGACATAGGGGGCACGGAGGTTATTCTCGATAAAGTTCCCCAGCTTAGAGATATCCGAGAAGTCATCGCCACAGGAACGGAAGATCTCCGGGGATCGGAATAGACGAGTCAATCCACCGGAGTCCACAAGGCTGTAACGCCTGACAGTTCTTTGAATCACACCCATGAGAGCTGTATCCCTGCCACTGCGGCGACGGTGTTAAGATGCGACTTGTATCTCGTCATGAGCACATTTATTGCATCGGTTTTGTTGGTGATGTTGGTGTCACGAAGGATACGCTCGATGCTTCCAGTAAGCTCCTCACCCATGGCACCGGAGGCTTGCATGAGTGCCTGGGTTTCCGTGCTATCCAACTGCGCCGACTGGAGATAGTCCTTCCACTCGTTCTCAAGTTGAACCCTTTGCAGTTGGGCGTTGTCGGCGATCTTCTGCAAGTTCTCCCTTCCGGTTTGCGCCTGATACTCAAGCGCCCCGGTTATCAGGGCATTATTTTCCAGCTTTCGGCGCTCGATCTCAGCCAACTGGTTGTTGGTGGATTGGTCAAGTTGTGTTTTCTGGCGGGTCTGGGCAAGGTTCGAGTAGGTCTGGGCGTCGGGGGTGGCGATCTTTGTGGCCTCCTGGATAACCGCCGCAGTTCCAGCCTGGACAGCGCCCGAGGAATGCAATAGACCCTTGGCCTGATGTTGCCTCTCAGCCGTCGCCCTTGCGGCCTGAAGCAGTGGGTTGTCCTGATTAACCAAATTCGTAACCCTTCCCTCGACAGTGGCCAGTCCGGGCTTAATAAACGACTCGTCACCAGGAACGGGAGTACCCGTAGCCCTGACGAGTTGTCCCTTCGGAAGGGTAAATCCGGGAACCTGTTGATTGTAATTCAATTCTTCGGCCATGTCAGCCCCCCCTGGTATTTGTTGATTCTCTTGAGATATTATACTGTTCGACTGGTGTGAAGTCAACTCCCTAGCAGTGTACACCGGTCTCATCATTGATAATTGCGATTGACTCGGTAGTGGTGGTGGTACTGGAAACTGACTAATGTCGGCTGTAGGCTTCACACTATCCGCGCCAGTAGTCGGTGCCGCGATAGTTGACATCGACACACTCGGGGTTTTTTTTCTCTCCCTAACCATCCTGCCAGTTTCTTCAGTAATAGATGACCAATACGCGAGAGATCCAAAGGCGGAAGAATCTGAATCGAACGATTCTTGGGTTTCCCCCTCAAGTGCTATTCTATACATCGGTTTCCCGTACCTATTCCTATACTTGATCCTTGGAAGCGGACCAGCAGGAGGGGCCTCTTCTGCCCCTGGCGGACCAGTGGGTTCGATATCGGACGGGTATGGTATATCGTCACCAACCTCTGGCAGTGTAACGTCAATAACCGGAACTGGTGTTTCTGATATATCTGGAGCATCTTCCCCTGGTTGGATCGGTGGTCCAGGGGGAATCACAACCTCCTCGGAAGCCCCACCCGCCTGGGTGTCTCCCGGTATTGGTTCAATATCTCCACCTGGGGCCAACTCGGGCTCATCCGGTGTTGGTACTGGTACGGGGGTTGGAATTATATCAACCACCGGCTCTGGGGTTGGTGATGGCTCTGGCGCTGGAGTTTCCCCTGGCGTTGGCTCTATATCGACAACGGGTGTTGGGTCAGGTGCTGGAATCGGATCGACATCTGGCGAATCTGGCTCCGGAGATGGTATCGGCTCTGGTTCCGGTATCGGCTCCGGGGACTCTTCTGGTGGAGGTGGCTGGGTCGGCTCTGGAGCTGGCTCTGGTGGAGGTGTTACGGGCGGTGGGGGCGGCTCTATATCAACTGGTTCCTGTGGTTTTTGGGGCTCAAGCTCAAGTGGAATGATAAAATTCCCCAGCAGTGTCTTGTTGACAGTGCTAGATCCGTCCCACTCAGCAAACCATGAAAAATCATTCGCGGGAAATGAGGTGCTGGATTTGAGTAGTGCCACATCCTCCTTCATCCTCTTGTTCTGGGCTGATAGCTGACCAAACAACGAGTTGTATTCGTCTCCCGTTATCCTCCCGGTATTCCTATCCTCCGACAGTTTCTCCACCATACCGTTAAACCACTTCGACCTGGCGGAATCAGCCGAGGAGGCATATGTGTCACGGTTGACTTTATCCTGGCGCTCCTGAACACTCGTCCTGTAGGTCTTTTTCACCTGACCAGGCTTTGGTGGCAGGGCGTTGTATCGCAATATTGCCTCGTCCCGCTCGCGAATTAGCGCATCCCGTTCCTTTTGAGTCCTATAGGTAAGCTCCTTGAGTAGTTGATATTTTGGGTCTGACGTGCTTAGTCCAATGAAATTCTCTGACCTGGAAAGTTGCTTGAACTCATCGTTCAACTCCGATATGTCCTGTTCTGCCGAATCGATAAACGATGCAGATGAATGCTTTACGGCAACCTGATCTGCCGTTGCACCGGATTTCTTTATAGCATCAGCAAGTGCCGATGAGTCGGATATGGCCCTCCTGATCTCGTCCTTCTCTGACTGAAGCCTGTCATATTCCGGATCTCTTCCTTGGGAGTATAACTGAAACCTTTGTTGTTCAAGATCGATAACGGTCATATTGAGGTCGCCAAACTGGTTGTAGATCACCATGGCGTTATCAAATGACTCCGCACTTCCATCGTAATTGTTCAGCGCCTCCCGGTACTGCGCTTGGAGTGACGAGAAACTATTCCTGGCATCAGCTATCTCACGGCCTATCCGTGATAGCTCCATGAGCCTCTTAGTTTCCGCCTCCTCATACGGCTTCATCTCGGCTATTTTCGATGCGAGTTGGGATTCCAGGTTCCTCCTGTTTTGCTCGTTTTGCTGTATGGCGTTCAAGACAGCGATCCTGTCATCCTCTTCCACGGAAATAGACGAGATCCTCCTCCCGGTCATTGTGGAGGAAACGAGATCCTCCCTGGCTTGGGCTATACTGGCGTTGATCTCCCTATCCCTTGGGGCTATTGCTGCCGATGCAAGTTCCGCCCTTCTCTGAATATCGTTTATCCCAGCAGCCCCCCTGGCGGCATCATACTCGGCTTTCGCTGCAATATACTCGGGAGTCCCAGGAAGAGGGGGTGGGTATTCCGTCAATGCCCTATTTGCGGCAACAAATCTCGGATCGGTTTGGATGAGGCGGTTTAGCTCTGCGTACAGGGAATCAACCTCATACCTCAACGTATTCCTCTCGACCACAAGATCGTTATATGCTTCAATCAGGGGGGAAGATGATAACAGGAATTCATCCAGGGAAGAGTATCCACGAAAGGACATTATTTCACGCTGGGTTTGCCCGGAATCACGTAAGCACCGGGATCGTTGGATTTCTTCACCAAATCCATGTTTACCCTGCCGAACTTGATGATCGCGCTATCTCGCAGGGTGATGGCGGCCAACACCTCGACAACCTTTTCCTGGGTGGCATATTCCACAACACCGTCAACCCTCGGCATTTCGAGATCCGGCAGGTTAATGGCCTTCATGAATAGTAGAAGCATGTTGGAGTAGTAGGATCTGGCAGTGTGATCCGCACGATACGATACTCCACCAATTTCAATATTCTCCAAATGGAAACCATCAACCATGGTTAATATCACCCCAGTAACCATATCCCTATCATCATCAACCCTTGGCCTGGCCTTTCCGGTCACACCACCACGCTTTACCCAATCCTTATAAGTCTTCCAACTGGAAACTCCGGGATGGATGTTTTGCTCACCGGTGACAGTATTCCTAACAGAAACCTCGCCTTCCCTCTCGCGTTGGTACATGATTAAATCTCCCTTTTAATGTAATACACAAGAGTGTAACTTCCAACTGCCGAAGCCGATGCTGTCCGGTACATTTCTATGTGCGTTCCATTATACTCATTTGAGCCTATTGCACCAGCAAAGTTACTTGATGCGATAACGTTGATAACCGTCGATTCATAACCACTCAAACCATCGCCACCCCTCATCTTTGTCGGAAATCTCGAAACAACATAATAGTTTAGACCGTTGCTTACCTCACCTTTGAATATTGCGGTGTTGGTGTGGTAGTACCTCTGACACAACCTCAACTCCTCACCCAAAGGTCTGTCTTGAAATCCAGAGACTATATACCCGAACTCTAACTGAACCCTTGAAAGATCAAGTTGCATTGCATTCCAGCCAATTCCAGGGACGCGAGCTTGGGTCTCTTTGTAGTTCGGATCTCCCGCCATCCAAAAAACCGCTTCGAGATAACTGCTATCGGGACCGTCCACTGTCTTTCCTGATAGATCTGGAATTGTTACAGTGAAACTAAAGAACTGCCATGATGTGGTTAGGTTGATAGCCAATGGCTCTATACCAAGGACCGTATTACTCCCACCATTCCCAAACTCAATATCACTAGCCAGTGGACCACCACCATAAAACGCAACAAATTCAAGGTATGCGGTGTTCTCGGCGTCGGATTTCGCGTAAAACGAGATAGTTATGGTCTTTCCGCTAAACCTCCTAATATCCTCGATCCTTTGCGATACGTAAAACTGACTATACCCAACTATCAGCCCTGGGTTAATGGTTACACCTTCGTGGAGATAGTATTGTGGATTGCCAGGAACGTCAGTTTGTCCGAGGGTGAATTCCAACCGCTCAGTTAGTGAGTATGATGAATCACCATTTATAAACCACCTATCGGCGGCCGTGTAATCCCAAACACCAGTCGATGATGTGCTATAATTCCAGAAATCGAAATTTCCGTTTATGATAAGGTTTCGCCTACCAGACTTCGGCGTTCCATTATTGAGCAATATATCCCCGGACTGATCCGGGAATGTGTACGTCCTTTCGGCGGTGTTGGAATTCGTGAAAAAAGACGTTATCGAATCTATTGCATTCCTGAATTTCATCTTAAGTAACGATAGACCCACATATCCATCTGCCACATCCTTTAATGCCGAATACAGAATCGACATCCTTGTCCTGTAGGAAGCGGCGGTTATTGATTCAAGATGCTCGCCGGATGGATTCACGGATATGGGTCTCGATCCAGAGAATTGTGATATTGGCATCTTATCAAATCCCTTGCCAACCGAACTAAACTCGGATCTCATTGGGGCGGAACTCGCTTGTGATCCACCACTAGGAACACCAGAGGGGCGATAGAAATCGTTCGACATATTACAACTCCGCTTCCGCTATAACACTTGAGGCGAATATGCCACGAGCCGTTGCGCTCGCTGTCCTCGTCTCGTTGATAATATATTGATCGGCATATACAGTACCACTCGCTGTCGGGAAAGATACGGCCAGTACGCCTGTCAGTGTAGCGGATGGGGCGGCCCTCATCACAGTCATGAGGTCCATCCTGGCGGTATATGTCTGTCCGCTCGTGACGTTTCCGGAATACAAAATTGCCGACTCCTGATACTCCTGATAAAACCTTCGGCAAAGCTCAAGTTCCTCCCCAATCGCCCTGATCTCAAACTCCGATGTTGCTGACCCTTCCTCAAGTTGAATATGCGAAAATTCAAACGTACCACTCTGTTGACCAAGGGTATCGGTACGCAAATTGAAATCCGACCCGGCATCCATCCAGAAGATGAGGGCCAAATAATCGTTTGCGTCACTACCAAGCGTTTTCCCGGATATTGATGGGACAGCTATGGTCACCTCGTACTTAGCCCAACTGGTAGTCAGGGATACCTTCTGTGATCCAATGGCGGTAACATCCGCTGACGGGGCACCACCGGTCCCGAAGTGCTGCGCAAGCTCTATCGCTATATTCCTAGCCGCATCTGCCTTTGCATAAAAAGACAACCTGGCATTCAGTCCAGAAAGTGTCTTCACAAACTCTATACGTTGCTCCTTTCGGCAGTAGTTCGCAGCATTGGCTACCGATGTAACAACGGCACGACAGTAGTAAGTGGGATTGTCAGGAACGTCAGTTTGTCCGAGGGTGAATGTTTGTTGAGAATTCACAAACGTCGATCCGTTTGCATTCAGCATCCACCTATCATCCGATCCGTAACCAGATGCCGAGTGGGAAGTCCCCCGTTGCCACACATCAAAGTCACCATTTATGATCTTGTTCCCCTTGCCAATTGGCGGAAGATCTGATGTGAGCGCGACGGTTCCAGACTGATCCGGGAATGTGTACGTCCTGGATATTGTGTTGGAGTTCGTGAAAAATGATTTGATGGTTCCGAGGACGTTCATGAAATTTATTTTCATGAGGGTCAACCCGGCGTATCCATCCGAGGCGTCCTTTTTCGAGGAATCCTCGGCTGACAACCTTGATCGAGCCGTTGCTGCCGATACGGGCTCCAGCGCAGTACCACCGGCGTTCACAAAAACTGCTTCGTTTCCGTGCCCGGCAAGGGTTGGCATCTTGTCAAAGCCATCCTCTATCTTATCGAATTCCGCCCTAATCAGGGAGGAGTTACCAAATGACGAAGAACCGGGGGTTCCTGTCGGGGTGTAGTATTCGTTTGGCATATCTACTCCTTACCTGGTACTTTTGGTTAGGTAATATTGTATCAACATCCCCTTAAATGACAACGGGAATGTGTAGTCACTCGAACCAGCGAATTTAAATCCAAAATTCGATGCCATTCCCATTATGGGAAATTTCTCTGGGCTTAGATTCTGTCCATCCCAATAGAATAAATCCCAATAGAAGCCATCCCAAAAAGATCCACTGAGGGTGAATTCCCTCGTTTCGAGATCGGGCTGAGGAAAGTCCTGTGAGTTCCATTCAGAACTCGCACCAAACTGAAACGATGAGTATTCATTACCCTCGACCTCAATGGTGGCAAATAGCACTCTTTTCAAATGCGTGGGACTCCCCAGGCTGTCATACACCAGATTGAAGTACCAGGAAATATCATCCCCATCGAAACTCGTTCCACGGAACATCTCGTACACATAACCGTCCGCCCCACCCAACATCACTGTCTCGCTTCCGTTGTCGTCGTCTGCGGTGCATGCACAAGTGAAGGAGTTTTCAAACATCATCTCCATTCCGGATGTCAACTTGCCGCCAACGATTGTGCAGAACATTGCCGTGTTGTCGAGATTGAACAGCATGTAAAGATTTTTCTCCTTACTGATTGCCGAGCACGACACCTGTGTCCTCATAACATTCAGAGCCCGCTTGAATGCAAAGCTCAGTGTTGCGTCAGTGAAGTTTCCAAAGGATTGGGCGGCGGACAGTTTGGTTATCCCCCTATTGTCAAGAAACAGAACATCACTGATGGTTTGGTGAGTCCACTCTATCCCCCCAAGACCCTTTTGGAAGTTGACGAGGTTCCAGTCGGAAATGTTCGATCCGTAAAGAATCCCTATGTCGGATATGGTAAAAATGCCGAGTGCTCCAGTCCCCTCATCACCTGGGAGGACTTGCATTCCGGTTACAATATCCCCCATGCCTATCTCGCCGGAACCCAAAACGAGCGTCCATTGGTACGGCAAACCGGGTTGTGAGTGCTGCACTGAACCGAGAAATGAGAAGAATAGTTGCTGTTTGTGTATTACCACATGGGTTGGGTAGGTGTTGGTTATCCCGGTCTCTATGGGAACGAAATTCGTCCCATCAAACTCAAACCCTGGGTTTCTCCCATCACAACCATACATCTTCTGTGTGTCGAAAGATCCAGTGAAGTTGCCATTGACCACATCAAACCTACCACCGGGGTTGGCTATCGTGATATCGGAAGAGTCACCGGATATTGTTGCCACGTCCAGACTTGATCCAACCCTCAGGGTTTCCGATTGGAAGGTTCCGGTTTGGGACTGAAAAACCAATACCCCCGCCGCATCGCCAGCGGCCCACGATCCGGTCCTATGGGCCACCCTCCCGACAGTGGCTATGGCCCCGGATATCTCACCAACAACAGTATCACCGTCCTGTATTTGATAGGTTCCACCGCTAGTGAAAGCAAGCTGCTTCCCCAGGGGAACCTGCGACCAACCGGAGGCGGTGGCTTTCCACATGTCGACCGCTGTACCCCCGGCATTATTGCGCCAGCAGTACCAATTGTCCTTGTAGAACCACACCCCAAGGATACCACCGGAGCCGGTGGGGGCGAGTATATCATCCCGAAAGTCATCAGCCGCAAGGTTGAGATACTGAGCGTTGAGAAGCTTGGTGGATGCGGCCAGGGGGGATGGTTCCGATGAGCACGATCCGACGACCACACCGCCAACCCTTATGTCTCCGACATCGAATGCCCCAGACAATCTCGTGCATACAAGGTACGAAGAAAGGTTCGCCACAACCTTGAGGGAGCCCGAGGCATCATCATCGGTAACCGTATCACCAACGGTAACGGAACCAGTAAGGGTGGTCGGAAGGATGAGGTATATCTGCTCGGATGGTTTCGGTCTGCCGCTAAACCTCTCGTAACCGCACCAGGTATACCCCCCGTTTATCCCCTGGTAAACGTTCCTGGACTCACGAACACGGCCAGGCTTGACCATATATTTCGAGGTCTCGGTATCGAGTCCACCGGTGAATTCAATAAACTTTGTGTCGATCCTCGGAGCCATATCAAGTCAGCGGCCTCCCATACTTCAAGCGGGGGAGATATTTTTTCTCCAACTGGCGCTTGAAGGAATTGAATTCACGCATACCCATCGAGAGCTTGTCGGGCTCCGCATAGTCGGTTGCGTAGTACTGAAGGGCCTTCCACACGACAGCCATGTGGTAGGCGGAAGCCCATAGCGGTACGTCGCCATTCGCTGTCATTACATGGGGGGATCGGAAGTATTCGCCGACACAGGTGTATGCCTGGTCGGGGATCGGGTAGAAGAGCAATGTGTCGTCAGGCTTCCTGGTGAACACGATTGGCCGCCCAGTCTGGGTGCGGAACGTGCCTATCATGTAATTCAACCTGAACAGATCCCACTCCATATAGGTAAGCTCGGATTCGTCGGAAGCCGCGAGGTATACCCTCCAGTCCTCGGGAGCCCATTCCCCCCAATCAGTAATGGTCCACCCAGATGCAGAATATGTTCCGACTCCAATCGTCATGGCCTTAGAGAACTCCTTACGCAGGAATTCCCAGGTGGTGTGGATATTCTGGATGAACTCATAAGCCTGATCGGTGTAATTTACCATCAAGAGATTCAAACCAGTCTGACCGGTGGTTGCAGATGGGCCAGTGAAACTGGTTCCAGATTTCCTCGCCAATTCCTGGACGATTTGGAGTCGGTTCATGTTTTACACCTTCTCATTCATGATGGATTCAAGCCAGGGCCTCCCCATGGGGTTGGGGTCGTGGATGACCACAAAGGGGTAACTCTGGGAGTGGAACGGGATCATTTCGAGTGATGCGGGGTCGAACGGGTCTCGCTTCTGCTGCTCGTATTTCGTATGCAGGGAACGAGCGAGAACCTCAACGTACTTCCGCCTCACCTTCTGCTGTGCCCCCCGGAGAATGGGCTGGCGCTTGCCGTTGACGGTCGGGGAGATGACCCGCAGGGCTCCCTCTCGACTGTCTTCGTATACCATAATCACGAGAACCTCATTCATAAACGCCTCAAGATTCTCAATTTCCTTAACGTTGAAATCGTTGACGATTTCGACTACCTCACCACCAGTCCCAACCTCATTGATCGAAATTGGTTTCCCGGCTCCACTACGGATTACTTCGGTTTCTCTCTTAGCCATCTTGTCCTCCTTGAAGAAAGGGCC